CTCTCATCGTCGGCTTGGTAGGACTTTTCGCCAGCCAAGGGCATTTGGATTTGATCCGAGATTTGATACCAGAGCCCAAGAATCCCTACCGAGGGCAAGTCGGCCAATGATTATTTTCGGAACGTGGGTTGACGACAGTGCCAAGATGGTCACATCGGCTGATTTTTGGGATAGGCTCGTCGATGCTGGCTACAAAACTGCCGCGCTGATGCTCGACACGTCGTACAGTGATTGGGACCCCCGATATTCAATCGCGCAACTCAAAACGATTTCTAAATTGGCTGTTGTTGATCGGGACGTCGAACTCGTAGGTACGTTTTGGCCCGCGCCGCACCCGCAAATTCTTCAAGATATGTACGAAGGCTTGGACCGATGTCTTGGGGAGATGGGGGCGGCGGGAGTTGAGCCGGATATAGAGGGCTTGATGCGGGCCAGAGTAGCCAAGGAAATGGGGTGGAACATCCGGGATGCCAAACTTCGTCTCGTCGAAATCCTCTGGGAACTCAAGGACAAATATGACTTGCGCGTCGAAGTGACAACGCATCCGAGTCATCCCGAGGCACAGGAAGGCGCTATTGTTTCATCGGATGACGTCGTGGATCGAAACGTCTGGCAACTTTATTCTTCGCGCCATGACTGGCACGGAGAACTGGTTTCGTGGAATGGCCGGTATGGGCCATACGGCAGGCAAGTAGACACGAAACGGCTGGCTGAACTTTCGACGAAGTGGGGAAAGAAGTATTCGTTCGGCCAGGCGGCGTGGGACCAGAAGTGGCCGGGTCATACGGTGGAAGAAGCCATGACTATTCCACACGAGGGATACATGGCTTACCATCCAGAAGAAATTCGAGATTGGGCCAGCGGGAGGCCGATTGGTCGTTTTCGGAATGACGCATTCAACCCTCAGATACTCGAAGCGCGGAAGAAACTCATTCTTGCATATTCGACGGAATGCAACTTTCGGAACAATACCCGTGGCTCCATATAAATTTTGGTAGTCCGCCGGAATATCCCCCGTAAATTTTCCCACAAGTTGTGCAAATTTGTAGAGTAATCTGTCCGGGGAATGCTCTGTCGAGTGCCATGCCAAGTCGTTCGGTATCTGTAAAAGTAGTTGTTTTGAGCACTCGATCACCGACGGACAAAATGACTTGATAACAATTCCGTGCAATCCTAATTGAACCTTTCGTCAGCCAAGGGCATTTGGATTTGATCCGACTTATGAGAATTTTCTGGTCGTTAGCGAGGGCGATTGTTGCGATTGGACGATTCATGTTGGTCTCCGAGTTGTGCAATGCCTTGCACAACTTATATGAATGGCGCGAATGGAAGTTTTTGACTCTCGAATCCGGCTGCACCGGCGTGCCCTCCCCCGCCGTGAGCCTTCGCCACGGACGAGCAATCGAAGCCACGGTCAGAGTAGAGTGAGCAGGTCCACTTGTCACCTCGCCATACGAACGAGAGCATGGCTACACAATCGGGATGCTTCGACCAGACGGAATCGAACACGGCCGAACCTCCCCCGGCGTTCAAGGCTAGAACCCGATGTCCATCTATTTCGGTCTCGAATGTGCTCGATGCCATTCGAGTCTTTTGTTTGTTTTTGTACTTGATGATGACTTCCCCATCACGAGTAATATGTCGCCCAAGTCCACGGTGACCACCACACCGATAAAGATCATCTTCGCGGTCAGAAAATAATTCCTGCCATAGTCGGTCATTTTGTGGATCGGTATCTTCTTTTCTGAGCCCAAATTGGAAGGCTTCGATTTCATCCTTTTCGGGCAGTTTCGGCCAATTCCAAACGTCCCATTGGCCAATGAGCCAGACGGCGCGAGGTAGTGGCTCCTCTGGGTAGAAATATTCCCAACATAACTCGCAGGCGGCAGTTCCGCTTCGCCGTAAACCAGGAACTAAATCGTAACGTCCGTTAGTGGCATCCTCGATAGCCGTTTGGTGATGGTCAATCCATATTATTGATCTATTTGTTCCGATTTCTAGCATAACGTCGGGCGGGAATGAAATATCAACCAAGATGATCCTGTCTGCGTCGGCGATTTGTTCTGACGGAATTGAATCGCCATAGGTCCAACCTAGCAGTTCGACATCTGGGTGTCGCATACGCACGATAGCTGCCGAACATTGACCGTCGAGGTCAACCCGATGATAGATACACAATTTTTTTGGACAAAACAGTCGTTTCATGGTTTATCCTCCTGACCAGTTCCCTTGTCGATAATAGCCTCGTGGCGTGGAATTTCCATCTGATCGTCGTCACTCCTTCCCGTGAAATTCTCACATGAAGCGACAGCAGACCAAACACCCGGAGCCATTCCACCAATGAATCGTTGTTCGATCCATCGAACGATACCATCTAGCGGCGAAGTAACGAATCGTATTTCTTCGAGATTTGTTAATCCGCTCGGCTCAAACCGCCAATTCCGAAATTTGTCGATGACGGTTTGAAGATTTATTCCATACTGGAGCGCCATGGAAACCATGACACACCAAGCATCTAACAGGCTTCTTTCACGCCCACCGATGTTGCCGAATCGAATGAAAACTTCTCCTACTTGACCATCGGGATATAATCCGACGGTCACGTATAAATCAAATTCTTTCGGTGTTTGGTTCTCATTGCCGTAAATTGTTATTTTCTTGGTGACGCTCCGCCGATCGTCGGGAAGGCGATGTCTTGGGGGTGACGGGGGTGGTCCTGGATGTTCTATCATTTGATTTCGATTCGTTACTTGGTGTTATTGAAAATTGAGCGGGATTTTTCTTTCCGCTGCCGGCGATGGTATTCGTGGTTATTTTGCTCATTTTGTTTCACCTCGTACTGTTCGACTTGAGCAAGGGCGTATTCATTGACACGCTGAAACCAATGGGCCATCTTTGTGAATTGTCGTCCGAGCCATTGGACGAAATCAATAAGTAGTATCATTATCTTCCTCCTCTTCGGTCTCTTCTTCACTCCCGGCGTCGTGTTCTTCTTCGTTCTCTTCTTCATTCTCGTCGTCGGCAGTTATTCCAAAAAATTGCTCGACGTATTCTTCGCGGGTAATTCCCATCAACACCAATCTCTCCCGATGTTTTGTCGTATGGAGAGAGTCAAACAACCAATTATAGTCCGGTCGTAGTTTCCGATAAGGCGTGTAACGATATAGCGGGCAACCAACTACTTCGCAATCAATTCGGCCTGGTTCGTTTCCTTCCTGGTTGTAATCGTTACAACATCGGAAACATTTGGCTCGCATCATATCGACAAATGAAAAATATAGTTTTCCGTTGCGAACGTAATGGGTTGTGACGTATTCGAGTAAACTTAATCCTTCGTCATGGGCGCGATTTCGATGTTTGGAACTCCAACGTCCTTGTAAAAGCCATCCGATTTTTGGAGTAGATTTTCGGTAAGGCATCTTGGGGTATAATGGGCAATCACGAATTTCACAGTCGTGTCTACCATCGTCGAATTGGGCACAACATTCAAAACATTTTGCGCGGACACATTCAGAACGGCGTGGCTTAGGATCGTATTTTCTATTGTTCTTCATGCTCGCCTTTCTTTCTTCGTGATCATACTGATTTGTCCAAAGAGAATATCTTCGAGCGCATCGCGGTCGATTGGTGGTAATTCGCCATATTGCAAAAGCGTTTGATACGCTCGATGTATTTCTTTGAATTTCGCGTCATTGCCGTCGTTGACGTCGGGATGGTACTTCCGCGCTAATTCCTTAAACCTTCTTTTTATTTCTTCCTCTGTGGGGTTGGAGCCCGCCGCAAACTCCAGGAGTAGCAAGGCTTCCTTGCGGCGGCCAGTGGTTGGTGCCATCGAGTTAATTATGCTTGGCTAAGAGTTGTGCAACGGCTTGCACAAGTCAGCGGTTGATAACTTCTAAGTTCCTGAAAATACATCGAGTTGCAGTTAACTCGCTCTTTTGCCAGGCTGTTAGCCGACCACGCGGACAATACTGGCCGTCGAAATTCGTACATTCTAGACAAAGATGCCGCGCTTCCGGCGTGCCTTTAATAAACGCCCAAGTTACAGAGGTCCCACCAACGGTTTTTCGGACTAACATCATTTGTCCTCTGGGAAAAGGTTGGTTTGTCGTTTACGAATTTGATATTCGTGTCGCTGAGTACGAACGTAAAATTGCATCGCTAATCGCATTTGAAGTTGATATTTACTAAATTGTTTTACACGTTCGTTATAATAATTTATTTTGCATTGTTCACAAAGATTTATTTTGTCTATGATAATTGTAGCTAGCTCGTCGCAAATATAACACGTACTCATCGAATTTATTATGCCCGAGCATAATTTGAGCATGGGAATTCAGTCAAAGGCTTTACGTCCTCATTCATTTACGGCCAATGATATGGTGCCGAAACCGGAGGGTATTGACGATCTTCCCGATCTTGTTCGTTATGATCGGATGACACAAGTTCATGCGAATATGTCCGATCACATGCGCTCGGCTTGGTCGAATAAAGCATTGAAGTATCTTCGGATTTATTTGGCTGAAAATAAAAGTAAGATCGAGGCTTGTGCCGAACTTGGAGTTACGAGTGCTCAATACGACAAGATGGAACAAGAATTGCTGGAAACGGAAGGCGCGAAATTTACTTCGATGTCTACCGCCCAGCGTTATTATTTGCTCATGTTACGTCACGAATTGAGCGTTCGGTATTTGGAAAAATTTATCAGAGAAAATTTCAATAGCGATAAGATGATTGGCGCTATCAAAGTCAAAACGGATATTCTAAATAATATGCTCAAAATCGGACAGGATTTGGGCATTATCGAAAAGCGAGCCAAGGAATTACGGGTTCTCGGCGACGTGAATTTGGCCGTTCTTCCGACCGAGGAATTAGAAGAACTTTATCGGGAACGTCTCAAGTATTTCGGAGAAGTGGTTGGCGGCGACTCGAAGAAACTGACTGGCCCACACGCGAAAATTGTGCAGCAAGCACTTTCTTCAATCGAGGATGAAATTCCAACCGATATAAAAATTCAGGATGTGGAATTTGAGGAAGTAGTCAATGACCGTTGATCTAATTTCGACTCCGAGCCGCCTGGCTGGCGAGGGGGAATGGAGAAAAAAAAATCATTACGATGTTTTGACTGGCGATTATCTGAAATTACTTGATCGAAAATCTATTGCGCCGACGAATCGAGATCGACTTATACAAAATCTTATCGAGACCGACGAACTTCAAAAAGAAGCAATTCGTCGGCTCGTTGTTAATAAGTCACGTCTCGACGTTTTGGTGAAATTTTTAGGTTACGACCTTCGTTCACACCACGCGGCGTATGCCGAATATATTCGTCGTATCCGTGTCCGTGGAGGAAAACGCGGATTCCTACTCGCGCCCCGTGGCTCTGGTAAATCGACAATTTGTAATACGTGTTATTCGGTCTTGCGTTTGCTTCAAGATGCCGATCTGACCATTCTCATTGGCTCCAGAACGATGGAGCAAGCCATGGCGTTCCTCGGTGCCATCAAAGGCAATTTCGAGAAACAACAAATGATCGAAGTTTTCGGCGATCTCCGAGGAAAGAAATGGGATGAGAAGGCTATCGACATTCGTGGTCGAGAGCCAGGGCACAAAGAACATTCCATTCACGTCGCGGGTGCCGATGGCTCAGTCGTCTCGAAACATTTCGATATTATTATTGCCGACGATTTGGTCGAAGAAAAGAACTCCAAGACGGAATTGAATCGTGAAACCATTAGGAAGTTTTTCTATAAGAGCCTTCTGCCTTGCCTGAAACCGGGTGGAGAATTATGGGTACTTGGAACGAAGTATCACCCGGAGGATCTTTACAATCACCTCGAAGAAAATGATCCATCGTTCAAAAAATCGTTCGTTATTTTTCCTGGTGTTTTTGATAAAGAAACTGGCGAAGCCGTCGATCTAATTCAGAAAGATGATGGCGCATTTGCTCTTCCTGACAACGGCATGGTTTGGGACCCAGAAGGGTTTCCGGCTCAAGAGGTTTTCTCCCGTCGGGCGGGTATGTCGCAAGGTGATTTCGAGTCACAATATCAAAATCGCATCGACATGCTCAAAGGTGATTACTTTAGCGCCGATACATTCAGATATTACGACGAACCCCCGGAGAAATTAGTTCGTGATTACGGATTGCGTGTTTGGACTGGTGTCGATCTCGCAATTTCCGAAGCTGATTCGGCTGACGAATTTGCTGTCGTAACGGTCGGTATCGAACCGGCGACATTTCACGTTTACGTCCTCGACGATTTTTCTGGGAAATTCGATTTTGATCGACAGGCCGAATTGGTGGCAGAAACTTTCGATAAGTGGGACCCGGTACAAACTTTCATTGAATCGAATGCGTATCAGGCTGCACTCCAACAATCTGTAGCCAAGCATTTCCCGGATGTACGGGCATTCCCATTGATAACAACCAAAGACAAAATTACTCGCGCTGCGAGTCTTACGTCGTATTATCAACTCGGGCGAATGTATCACCGAAAAAATCGTAGCGCGAAATTGGAAGGCCAACTCACCGCTTTCCCTCATCGAAAACTCAAAGACCTTTTCGACGCTCTTTATTTCGCCGTTTGGGGGGCCGTCCGTGGGGGTCGCCGTAGGCGACGTGTCAACGAACCCGGACTTTTCTAAGTTGTGCAAGGCGTTGCACAACTTTTCCGCCGAGTGGTATCATGAGCAAAGGAAATCCCATGAACGAAATTGTCGATAACCGCGCGTCTGCCAAAATGAAAACTATTGCCAAGGTTCACGTCATCCAAAAATCGAAAGAGCAAGAAGCATCACAGGCTTACGAAGTTGATCCGTTTACCGGGATGTATTCGAGCGGTGGTGTTCTCGATATTATCGAACCGCCGCTCGATCTGAGTAAATTATCTGCGGTCCGCGACGATAGTGCCGAAATCGGACCAGATGTCGATGCAATCAAAGTCAATGTCGAACGGACTGGTTGGCGGATTGTTCCTCGTCCAAAAATAGGTAAACGGAATGAAGACATTCCGAAACATATCAAATTAGAAATGGCCGAGGTTGAGAATTTTTTCAATAACTGCGTTCTCGATCAGGAGATAGGATCGTTCATCGAACTTCGCTCGCGTACACGCGAGGATCTCGAATTGACGGGTATGTGGTTTATTGAAATTCTGCCGCAGAAGAACGATAAACGGAAGCCGGCTGGTCTCAAACATATTCCGTCGTGGACCATGCGACTGACTGGAACCGACAAAGAATTCACTCAGTATCCCGTTTCTCGCGCTATCAAAATTGACGATGCTGCTTGGACCATGGAAACATTTTATGCGTCCAAGCGTTTTCGTCGTTACGTGCAACTCGACGATGTCACCGGCGAGAAGGTATATTTCAAAGAATGGAACGATCCGCGTCCTATTTCGAGTAAAACCGGCAAACCTATTTCGGAAGAGAATGATAACCTCGGAGACCAAGAGGCGCACGAAGTTATTTTTCATCGAATTTACTCGGCTGTCACGCCTTATGGAAAACCGAGGTGGTATGGTGCTACTCTTTCCGTTTATGGCGGTCGGGCCGCCGAAGAAATAAATTACGTCAGTCTCGATAACAATCAAATTCCAGCACTCGCTCTCCTGGCTACAAACGTCGAGGTGACGCAGGGTTCGCTGGATCGTCTCAAGGAATTTTTCGAGGAGAGGGTTCAGGGCGACCGGAATTACGCCCGGATGGTTATTATTGAAGCGGAGCCGATTGGAGAAGGGATGAAAGATCCAGGCTCCATGAAGCTTTCTCTCGAACCATTGGCCAAAGTGCAACACACCGAC